CTCTCAGAGGAAACTATGGGAATTGTTGTTGGTGATGTAGCTAGAGTATACATAAACGCCACTCCGTATTCACGGAAACGCTGTATTTACAGTGTAGAAGAGGCCATTTTTGGCACTCCTGGCGATGAGTATTTTAGCTCGTTAACGACTTCAACTTCCCCTGGATTCCCCTGGGGACTGACGAAAGAACCACGAATGGGAGGAAAGAGCAGCTGGATTAATTTGGATGAAGGATATGTCTCAGAAGACCTGAAATATCACGTAGAAAAGAGGATTGAGTTTGCCTTAGTTGGCCGCCGATATCCTACTTTATGGATTGATCTGTTGAAAGATGAAACAAGACCAATTGAAAAAGCAGCAGCAGGAAAAACCAGAGTCTTCTCTGGGTCACCACTGGATTTTACAATTGCTTGCAGAATGTACTTCGGTGCTTTTGTAGCAGCCCAGGCAGAAGGAAGGATACTAAACGAAAGTTTGGTTGGAACCAACTGTTATGGAGAGGACTGGAATCTTGCAGCTAAAACTTTGCTTACGCACGGAGATCGTGTTGTGGCCGGAGATTATTCGAATTGGGATGGTTCAGTATCTGCCCAATTGTTGTACGCAGCACTGGATGTCATCAATAAATGGTATGGAAAAGACGAACAAGGAAATAAGGTTCGCACCATTTTAATGGCAGACATTGCAAATTCACTACATGTCATCAACAACGATGTGTATATGTGGACTCATTCAATGCCCTCGGGTGTTTATTTGACTGCCACAGTGAATACAATAATTGGACAGATGCTGATGCGCATCTTCTATTTGACTAGTGTCCCAAAGCAACTTGCGAACATGGGAGATTTTGAAAGAAACGTCAAAATTGAGATTTACGGCGATGACAATGTCGTAAACGTAAGCAAGAAGATTGAACCAGTTTTCAATCAGGCAGTAATAACATCTGCAGCAGAAAGACTTGGAATGACTTATACGGACGAGCAAAAGTCCGCCGACCAAACGCTGATTCCTTTAACTAGGCGTCTAGCTGATGTGACTCTCTTGAAACGACATTTTGAATATTCGCAGGAGGAAGGCCGATGGATAGGACCGTTACAAATGAGAACTGTGTTGGACATCCCCAACTGGTATCGCAAAACGATGCCAGAAAAGGTTGTTTTACCACTCATTGTAGAGTGCGTCCTCCGCGAATTGAGTTTACACCCACG